CAGGTAATAGAATTGTAACAGCAGTTCCAACAAGAGGAGATATATTAATTTTAACTAATACATCAGCTCATTCTATGCAGTTCGTAGGACCTCCTTATACATTCTCATTTAAACAAATAGGTACAAACTGTGGAGCTTTAGGAATACATTCAGCAGTGGAAGCTGAAAACGTTGTTTACTGGATGTCAGATGGAGCTTTCTATCTGTTTGATGGGGTTGTAAAAGAGATACCATGTTCAGTACAGGATTACGTATTTCAAGATTTAAATCCAGATGAACACTCTGTAATTTATGCTGGAGTTAATTTAGATTTTTCAGAAGTGAATTGGTTCTATACATCAGCTAATTCTACAGAAATTGATAAAGTAGTAACTTACAATTATCTTGAAAGATTATGGACTGTTGGAACTTTAGCTAGAACAACTTGGGCTTCTAAAGATATTTTTGCAAATCCATTAGCTACAAAATATATGCCAAATTCTACAACACTTGCACAACCAACAGTTATTGGTTTAACAGCTGGTGTATCAACATTATATGATCAAGAAAAAGGAGTGAATGATGATACGAATCCTATTACTGCATTCATTACTTCGGGAGATATAGATATCGTAGATGGTGATGATAATTTATTTATGAAGAGATATATACCTGACTTTAAAAATCAAGAAGGTGCACTTAATGTACAGTTTTTAGTTAGACAATATCCAGGATCAGTTCAAACAGTTGCATCAAGCACAGTCGTATATTCAACAACTACTAAAGTAGATTTTAGAGCTCGTGGTAGACAAGCAGCAGTTAAGATTGTAAGTTCAGATATAGATAGTACATGGAGATTTGGAACACTTCGTATAGATGGACAATTGGATGGTAAGAGATAATGGCTAAACTAGATCAACCCAGATTAGCAAACGCTACTCCACAATATAGCCAACAACAGATGGACCAAATTATTAGAACACTAGAGCAGATGGTTCTTCAATTAAATAATACTTATACACAAGATACTCAAGATATAGCTGAAGCTCAAACTTGGTTTATGTCTGGAAAGAATGGCTGCTAATGAGTTGTTCTAATGTAAATTCAGGTCCAAGTAATCCAGCTTATGTTGCAATAGGTGGAACTAATGTAGATGCATTTGGAAGATTAAGAGTATCTCAACCTTATACATTATTTGATTCTCAAAATAGATATGCAATAGATAATCAATTTGATACTTCTACTGTAACAGGGGGGTCTACTACTTATTTACCTAATGAATCATCTGTTAGAATGGATGTAACCACAGCTTCTGGTGCTGAAGTTGTTAGACAAACATTTAGATCTTTTCCTTATCAACCAGGTAAAGGTTTATTAGTTCTTGCAACTTTTGTAATGAATGAAGCTAAAACTAATTTAAGACAACGTGTTGGTTATTTTGGAACTCAAAATGGAGTCTTCTTTCAATTAAATAATACTACTAAATCATTTATATTAAGAACTTATATCGGTGGTTCTGTTGATGATACAACAGGAAAAGTAGATCAATCTGTTTGGAATGGAGATAAACTAGATGGAACGGGTGCAAGTGGTTTAACATTAGATTTAACTAAACCTCAAATTTTATGGATGGATTTTGAATGGTTAGGCGTTGGTAATGTTAGATGTGGTTTTATTATTAATGGTCAATATATAGTTTGTCATACTTATCAAACTGCAAACGTTACTGGAACTTCTGTTTATATGACAACAGCAATATTACCTGTAAGATATGAAATAACAAATACTGCAGCAACTGCATCAGCTTCTTATTTAAAACAAATTTGTTCAACTGTAATATCAGAAGGTGGTTATGAACAAACGTCTATTGAACATATTGCTGCAATGTCAACTGCAACAACAGGAAGTTACTTAACTACAACTTATAAACCACTCGTTTCTATTAGACTTGCATCAACTGCATTAGGAGCTGTGGTTATTCCATATAATGTAAACTTCTTGCCTACAACTACTGATAATTATCAAGTAGCTCTATTTAAGAATCCTACTTTAACAGGTGCTTCTTATTCAGCTGTTTCATCAGATGCAAATGTAGAAATGGATGTTAGTTCTACTTCTATTTCTAGTGGTACTTTAGTATATAGTGAATTTATAACTTCTAAATCAGGAAGATCTGCTTTATCTGGAGCTAATGCTTCTTTTAATTTTGATTTACAATTAGGTGCATCCTTAACAGGAACTAGTGATGTTTATAGTCTTGCAGTAAGAACAATTACTGCTACAGGTGGTGGAATTGGATTATTAACTTTTTATGATTTAACACAATAATATTATGAGCAATATTTATAGAAACGCATTCTACGATCCGTCAACAACTGCACAAACTACTGTGTATACTTGTAATGCAACGGCAAGAGCAATCATTCAAAATATACAAATTGCAAATGAATCAGGTTCTAAAACAGTTAGAGTTCATGTTTATGATTCATCCGCAGCTACAACTTATATTGTTGCTTATGCTGCTATTACAGGACCTACAACTTGCAACTTGGCTAATGGGCCAATTATATTACAAGAGAATGATGCCTTATTACTTGACAGTAGTGTAACGACTAGTGTAAGTGGTATTATATCAATAATGGAAGTGAATAGAGGATCATTAACGACATAATGAAAGAAATAAAAATACTTTGTGATTCAGAGATCACAATTAAGAATATTAAAACAGGTCACATCTATAAAAATGAAGATGAGGTTAAAGCAGATTTAAATGCTAAACCAGAAGATATTAAACGTGACGTTAAAATAATAGTTCCTGATATTCCACTATTCAATAAATCATGATTTTTAGATTAATTAAAAGCTTGTCTTCTTGGCTGGATAGAGTTATATTCACAATAGAAACTAAAAGAAGAGATAAGAGATATAAGAAATGATGTTACCAAAAGGTGGAAGTGAGATTATAAGAGATCAACTGATTAGTCAGTTACCAGAAGGATCATTAGATGGAATTAATTTAATTACATCTATATGTCATCCAGATCTAATTCAAAAAGATAAAATCAATATAGTTTGGCAACAATTAAGTTACGATCAACCTAATGTTCAATACATGAAAGATCGTAAGTTTGTAGATTCAGTAGATTACTTTGTTTACAATAGCCATTGGTGCTTTGATCAGTTTAGAAGATATTTTAAGATTCCAGAATACAAGTCGTTCGTTATTAAAAATTCTACACATACATTTAATAAAATGGAAAAGAATAACGAGCGCCTTAAATTAATTTATACATCTACACCTTGGAGAGGATTAGGTGTTCTTATTAGAGCTATTGAAAAATTAAATAAAATTAGAGACGATTTTACACTAGATGTTTATTCATCAACTAAAATATATGGTGATAAATTTAATCAATTAGAAGAAGATAAATTTAAACCTCTATTTGATATGTGTAAAAACACAAAGAATGTAAACTATGTTGGTTATGGTACTAATGAAGAAATAAGAAAAACATTAGAGACAACTGATATATTAGCATATCCATGTATATTTGAAGAAACTTCATGTATTGCAGCTATTGAAGCGATGATGGCTGGATGTCATGTAGTGACAACGAATTACGGAGCGTTGCCAGAAACTTGTTCTGAATTTGCAACTATGATTGAATTTAATCCTACATTAGATTTAGTTAATAGTTATGCAGATGCACTGAACAATGTAATGGATAACTATAAGGCAGGAGTGTACAAAGAAGATACACAATTACAAACTCAATTTTATAAAAAGTTTTATTCTTGGGAAACAAGAATAGAAGAATGGAAAGGATTCTTAAACTATGTCAGAAGCAACAAAGAAAAACATTAAATTATTCGTAGCAACTCCAGCATTTGGTCATATGGTTACAACAAACTATATGAACAGTATGATGAAGTTTATATCAACAACTCATCCAAGATTAAATATATCAACAGCAATGCATCTTCAATCAGGAATGGCATTAGTTACACAAGCTAGAAATAATTGTGTAGCATATTTCTTAAATTCAGATTGCACACATTTTCTTTTTATAGATGCTGATATTGGATTTGAACCAGAAGCAATACATAGATTAATTGAAAAAGATGTACCACTTGCATTAACACCATATCCAGTTAAAGGCTATGGAGTAAATCATCAGTTACAATTCATAGTTCATTTTAAAGATAAGGATAATGTTAAAATGGAAAAAGATGGATTTGTAGAAATAACTGCAGGACCAACTGGATTCATGATGATTAAAAGAGAAGTATTTGAAAAATTAGCAGAAAAATATCCTGAAAAGAAAACAGTTAATAAACAATTAGTTGGTAACAAAGTAGAAACAATGTCTAAAGGTTGGTATACTTTCTTTGAAACTGATCAAGATCCAGTAAATGGATATCTTGGAGAAGATATAGCTTTCTGTAATTTATGGGTTAAAGCAGGTGGTAAGATATACGCTGATGCAATGACTCCATTAACTCACTTTGGATCACATTCTTTTCATGGTAATTTAGCTTTAATGTTCCAGAAGAAAGAAAAAGCTGAAGTTCATGGGGAATCTTTAGTTGACGGAAACGCTAAAAAGTAGTAAATTCACCATTTAAGGCTTACCAACAAGACTAGCCAACTTGCATGAAATTCATATTTAATAAGGAAAAACTTAAAGATATGCATGATGTCATATCATTATATCTAAAGTTTGATAGGTATAAGAGATACTCAAGGGTTCAAATATACTCACATCTTCTTCCTTGTTTCATATTGAATCAATATAAAATACACAAAGACAAGGACAACAATATGATTGCTTTTACAAACTGGGCTTATTTAGACAAGGAAACGGAAGATCGTTTTACGAGAACAGGTATTATAAAGCAAAAAGATTGGAAGAGTGGAGATCGCGCATGGCATATAGATACATTATGCATCGGAGACATTAAAAAAGTAATGGCTTGGACAAAAAAATATTTCAAAGAAAAATTAGGTGTAGGTAAAACTATTAGTTGGTTACGTGTATCTGACAAAGGTAGTGTATACAGAGAAACAACTAGAACTATTAAGGAGAACTGGTAATGGGTAGCGTAGGCGATTTTTTCGGTGATGTTATTGATACTGGTGGAGATATTTTAGGTGGTGTAGGTGATGTTATAGGTGATGTTGCCGGAGGTATTGGAGATTTAGTTGGAAGTTTAGATTTAGCAGATGCTGCAAAAGCATTTATAATGTCAGGTGGAAATCCTTATGCTGCTGCAATAGCTGCAACAGGAGTTGACGAAAGTTTAGGATTTAATCCTGGATCTTTTATGTCAGGAGATTTTAGCAGTTTTGGTGGTGGTGATTTAGGAGGAATAGGTGGAGGAGGATTTGATTTATCTGTTCCTGATTTTGGTGGTTTAGGTGATTTAGGAAATTTTAATATATCAGATGTAGGATCAAGTTTTGATTTAAGTAGTTTAGGTAATTTAAGTGAGAATTTAGGAGACATAGTAAATTATACAGATTTAGTAAGTCAAGGTGCTGGGGATTTTATGGATTATTTACAAACAGGTGTAGATCAAGCAGGAGATTTTACAGACTATCTTTCAACATTAGAAGATTTTAATAAATTACCTAATGTAATGAATCAAGCAGGGGATTTTACAGATTATCTTTCAACATTAGAAGATTTTAATAAATTACCAACAATTAATGAAGGTCCATTTAATTTTGAAATTCCATCTGGAATAGGTGATACTATTAAAGGTGGATTAGACACAGCTGTAGATTGGTATAAAAAATATGGAAAAATGGCAGGTGATGTAGCTAAATTAATTACATCTTATCAAGCTGGGCAATTAAGTAAAAAACAACAAGAAGAATTAAATAGAAAAATACAAGCAGAATATGATGCTTATAACGCTAAAAAATCTGCATTTCAAAGTCAAATAGCTTCTGGACAATTACCTCAATTAAATATTTCAAGAGGAACATATTCTCCAGTAAGAAAATACAATCCAGTTTTTGCTGCTAACGGTGGTGCTATTAGAAAAAAATATGGAACAGGTGGCATAACAGAATTAATTGCTAGTTTAACTATGCCAAGCATGGAAGATATTTTAAAAGGATATGAAAAATATGGTGACCCAATAGCTCAATTATTAAAATATGGTCTTTCATATGGAGCAGGACAATTAAGTAAAAAGCAACAAGAAGAATTAAATAGATTAAAACAAGCTCAATACGATAAATATGTTGAAGAAAAATCTGCATTTGCAGATCTTATTGCTTCAGGAAATTTACCAAGTTTAAATATTAAAAGAGGAACAACTCCTACAGTTAAAATGGCTATGGGTGGAATAACTAATTTAAAACCGAGAACTAGTATGGGTATTATGGGGGTAAATAGATAATGGGTAGTATAATTAGATCAGTTGCAACTCCAGTTCAAGGTGGAAATACTTCTTTTAGTGGTGGTCTTCTTAATCTTTTAGGACCAATTTTAAATCAAATTACTACTGAAAATTCTCAACCTACACAACAAGGATTAGTTTCTATTCCTGTTACTAATCAAAATCCAACAGTTAATATGACTGGTGGAAGATTTAATCCAGTAAGAGATCCTAGATTAAATAGAGTTATATCTAGACCTATGTTCAGAACATCAAGATATGATAGTCAAATAAATAATTTATTAGGAAAGTTACTTCCAGATGTTACACCTCAAATGAGACCTACTACAGATTCAATGGGACGTAGTTATAGTGATCCAAGATATTATAAAATGGGTGGAAGAGTTAATTATCAAAATGGCGGATCAAGTAAAACTCCTCCTAAATTTATACCTATGGATATGGAAAGTGTTGCTAAAAGATTATTTGAAAGAAATTTAGATAATTTAACTTATAATGAAAAACAAACAATTTATGATTATATAGAACAGAATAAAAACAAAAAAGCTAATGGTGGAATAATTGCTAGATTACTTCAACAAAGACAACCTAGAGCTACAGGTGGTATAATGAATTTAAGAATGGGTGGTATGCCTGTTGAAATGGATTTAAGAGCTAGAGGAGGCTTTGTTCCAATAGGTAAAAAAGAGCGTGCAGATGACGTTCCAGCTAGATTAAGCAAAAATGAGTTTGTTTTTACAGCAAATGCTGTTAGAAATGCAGGTGATGGAGATATTAGAAAAGGTGCGAAAAGAATGTATAATTTAATGCATAAACTAGAGGCTAGAAAATAATGGCAGCAGCAGGACAAACAGCATCAGGATTACCATCAGCGTTCCTAGAACCATTTGCATCTACATTAGGTGCTTATACAATTTCTGAATTACAAAGACCAATTGACATATCTCAAATTGCACCAAAGGTTGCAGGGATTGATCCTTTCATTCAAATAGCTCAACAACGTGCTGCACTAGGAGCAGGACTTGGAGAAATTCAAAGAGGAGCTGAAGGAGAGATTACAGGATTCACAGGAGGCACAGGAATATCTTCTTATGAACCTTATATTGAAGCGATATCACAACAAGGAATATTAGAGCCTACTGGATATCAACAATACATGAGTCCATATCAACAATCCGTTATTGATCAAGCAACACAAGCTTTACAAAGACAAGCACAAATTGCAGAGAATCAAAGAGCAGCGCAAGCTACACAAGCAGGCGCGTCCTCCCT